TGCACAGTTGAAACAATGACCGCATCCGCTAGCATGGCATTAGCCCTAAGCCAACAGTGAGGGAACACTGATGGCTTGCGCTACTTGTAACATGATCAGAGGCTTACTAATGGCCGAAGGAGTCAATCCTGCGGTTGTTGAAGCCGCTATGCCATTAGTTGCAATGGCGGAAACCAAAGTCAAGAAGGTAGTCAAAAGAAAAGCCTCAGCATACTCTAGGAGATATGCAGCCGCCTTCAAGAGAGTGGCTAAGAAATATAAGTTAAAGAGTGGCTCTTGGGCTAAGAACGGCTTTTCTCGGGCTCAAAAAGAAGCGCATCGCCTGGCAAAGAGGGGTTGACATGAAGTTAGGTAAATTGAGAACTCTTCGAGGACAAATTACCGTAACCGGTGGAGTTGCAAAAAAAAATCTAGTGGCAAGTGATGGTTTAATCAATTACGGATTGAAAATAAGTCGCTTTACTGTATGGCCCGAGAACGGTTGGACTGGTGGATCTGATAATACATTCACCGGCATTCTATCCTTAGACACTATTTCAGCGGGATCTAATATGAATGCTGGTGATAACACTCAGATCGCATGGACTTTTTCATCTGTTCATGTAGCATCGTCAGTTATGAATCCTATACGCGAGATTATTGATCCGGATCATATAGTCAATAGAGATTTATTTCTAACAATGGATAATACAACCAATGGTATTTTCAATTATCTGATTGAGTGTCAAATTGTTGAGTTGAGTGATGATGAAGCAATTATAACTATCATCAAAGAAACCTCTCAAGCATAATCTAAAATGGATCTCTGTGAATTTATTGCATTGAGCAATGCTTCACTAATTTCAATCGGAACCTTTGCTCTAACATTTGCTCTCAAAGGATCTCTTCTCTCATCCTTCTCAGCCTTGCTAGGGAAAGCCTCAGGCACAAAGGAGGGAAAGTTTCCCCAAAAGAAGTAGGCTTCATTGATTTGCCTGGGTTTGCCCATGAGTTGGCTAAAGAATGGTGAAGCCCCTCTAACATTTTCAACAATCCAATGCTTAGGTTTGAGTAATCTAATAATATCCAATCCACAATCCAATATATCCATTGATGGCTCATAGGGAATATTAGGCCTCTCCCTCAAGTGTATTGCCCTGGGGGCGTTGAATGCCAAAGAAAACTCCAAACAAGGGGGGGAAAAGAGGATAACATCAACATTATCTAAATGTCCAACCGTCAAAGTATTGACATTATAGATTCTATTGTCCTCAAGCCAATCTCTAAACTCAAATATGCACATAATTTTAGTCTTGTCCACGTTAGCCAGGAGGGGATTATTCTCAATTCTCAAGACTTCATGCCCTGCAAGGACAAATGCTTCACTAAATCCACCCAGGCCCGAGCATAAATCTAAGACTTTCATTCAATCACCGCTATTAAATGCAATTCAACATTACACATATTGCATTGCCATGCCATTTCTTGAGTAAAAAAGTCTCTTTTCTGTTTGCATATCCTACATTCATAACGGTAGATCGTCTTATTGCTTATCAAATCCATATCCTCTAGTATCTTTTTTCTTACCCAGGATGAAAAGTTAGGCATTTTGGAGGCTATCTCAAATGAGTTGAGGCATAATGTAATCATTTTATGTCGCATTAGTTCCCGCTAACCTATGACCAATATATATAGAAAAGGTATATTTTTAACACTAGGTGTAGTCAAACTCACTTAAACGCTATAGGGGGGGGCTATAAATGGGGGTTGGGTGGTGCGGGTTGCTATGTCCGGCTAAAGAAGATTTGAAGTGATGTTTATAGGCGGTCGTAGCCTCGATAGGAATATGGCGAGATCAGATTCTTTTTTCATACGGGCGACAGTAGAGACGGATGGCACGACATTCGCACAGACTAGCATTGACTTAGGTTCATTTGTTGATGCACTAGGTAAAACGGTTCTTCGGATCCATAACTCAAGCGTATCTTATCAGTCGGCGGGAACAGTGTTCGTCACCCCAACAGCCAACTCCGCAGTATGTGGATTTCAATTAACGACTCAAAGTCAAGGTGGATTAGTAGGTGCTGGTAATCGGTCAACAATTTCAAGTGGTTCTTTGCTAGTTACAGGCGATGGTGGTGGCTTGCTACAAGTAATATCTGAGTCTTTAGATATTGCACCTCAAGAATGGTCGGGCGGATATTTGATTGCAGTTGAATCAATTTTCTTAGGTGTCGATCAGTCAATAGCGTCATTGATCGATGAAGTCACCGTAGTATTAGAATGCACAGTTGAAACAATGACCGCATCCGCTAGCATGGCATTAGCCCTAAGCCAACAGTGAGGGAACACTGATGGCTTGCGCTACTTGTAACATGATCAGAGGCTT